CAAGTGCCAAAGACTTTTTGTACTGTGCTTCAAAGTTCTCACGAGCACGGTTAGCAATCTCAGGACTCGGATTCTTAAGAGTTGAAAGATGCTTCTTCCAATCTTGAATCATTATCTCTTCTACGTCAGGGTGGCGCTCTAAAACTCCACGGGTTTCAACGTCAAAAGCAAACATGCCAACGCTGCGAATTTCTTCAACAACGTTGGCAAGTTCAGCAAGAGTTGAAATAACGTGGGGTGTTGACCCCACTGTCATTACGCTTCTTCCGCTGCGATTGCAATCAGGTCAGAGCGGTTAGGAATCTGGATGATGTCAGCGGTGTATGCTTTTTCAGACCAGAGTGCTTGGTCTGCATCTGTGAATGAGGTAATGCCCCACTCTTCAAGGTCACGGTCACGCACCAACTGGTGTGCTGTTGCGCTAGTTGCGCCCTTGCCAGTCTTGCTGACTGCCCAGAAGTGCTTAGACAAAGGTCCAGTGCGTGGGTCGTTATGGAAGTTCTTCAACTGGTCAATGACACGAGGTCCAACTTCATATGAACGAAGAGCATGGTTGCCATCAGAAGCAAGAAGTACAACGTTAAAAGCAATACGGATAGATGGGCGGTTGCCTGCATCACAAAGTGGGCACTCATCAAATTCGCCAATGCAAACAAATGACTTTTGACCTTGACGCTCCATCCAGTGTTGCCGCCATGATGCGTATGGTTCATCGCTAAGGAACTTAATAATGATGGGTTCGTCTTCAATACGGAGGCGAGTAGCGTATGGGGAATCTGCGTCTTTTACAGCGGAGACACCCTCCCATCCTGAGCGGATGATACGGCGAGCAGCAGTTGCTGTTGCAGTGGTTGTTGGTGCTGAAGTTGGAACTTCTGCTTCTTCATCAAAGTCGTGTGACATTTCTTTACTTTCGTTTATCTGGGCCAGTTTTGTTTTATGTGTTGTTTGGCAGACTCCCATTGAGCATGCAGTGGGTCATCTAAAAGATATCTTTCCACAGTGTCAATGATGAAGTCAAGTTGCCTCAGACTATAAAGTCTGAATCCTTTAGGTTCTTTACCTGGCAGTTGAGAACCTTCGGGAGGTGGTGTGCGGAAGTTAGCCTTTGGCAAAATGCCTCGGTACTCCCACATACGGATGGTACTGGCTTTGCGACCTAACGCTTTACCAAATTCTCCAACCGTAAAAAACTGTTGGGCTTCATCGTTAATAATGAAGACCTTAGATTTCGCCCCATTGTATCGGTCAAAGCCGTGGGTCGCAACCTTCTTTTCAACAAGTTTATTTTTAGGTGGTGTCTTTCCAGGAAAATCAGGAAGGTCACCAAATAAATCAAGAGGGTCTCTCATGCTTTGAAAGCCCATGTTTCTTTTTCAACGTAAAACTCTTGAATAGTTTCTGCAACGTCATTGTTTTCCCAAGCAAGGGCAAGAAGTTTATCTTCGTCAAGCATCTCTACAATACGTTTAAGGTCATCCCAACGTCCTGTTTCGTGTGCCCAACTTTCTGCGCCGCTTTCATTAAAGGAGCGGCTTACTCGGCGCTCATACTTTAATTCAAGTTCGCCAACTTTAAACCATTTGTGGCCTTTGTCGTCTTCGTACCCTTGTTCTTTAACTGCTTCAATGAGTTCAGCCTTCATGTCATTTTGACGCTTGGTCAACATATCAATGGCTTCTTTAGATTTTTTAAACTCTTGTGCGAGTCGTTCGTAGTAGTCATTTGGTTTGTCCATGTTATACCTCGGAGTTATTCATAAACTCTGTTAAGGAGCCTACGTTCAGTTCAAACTTACCATGGTCGTCATAGCCTTTGTCAATAAAAGCACCATTAATCCCACGCTTCTGTTGAAGCATTTCGTACTGACGTTCTTCAATAGAACCTTTCATTACGAATGAAGTAATTGTAACGTGGGGGTGTATTGAAGATAATCGGATGATACGAGCATCCCGTTGGTCTAATTTTCCAGCAGACCATGGGAGGTCGTAGGAAATAAGGTAGTTGGCGTTCGGTAAGTCCACGCCGTAGCCACCTGCGTCTGACGATAGAAAAAGACGGACATTTGGGTCAGTTGCAAACTTTTGTTTAGCAGTGTCCCGTTCTTCAGCAGACATTCCTCCCATGAATAAAACGCTTTCAGAAACTTTCTGCGTTGCTTCCTTGATAATCCGTAAGTTCTTTTTAAAGAATGAGAATAAAACAACCTTATTATTCGGGTCTTCATCTAATACGTCCTTAATGTATTCAAGTACTGCGTCTAGTTTAGGACTGGTCGCTGACTTAGTCAACCAACCGTGTGCAATGACATGACTTGCGTATTCACTGCCCTCAGAAGTGTTGGGGTCAAGATACTTTTCTGCGGATTCAAAAACAAGTTGCGGGTTGTCGCAAAGCATCCGAAGAACGGTAAGTCGGGACATAATCTGACCTTGGGCTTCACCACCTGCACCAGTGTTGTAATGAGCCCACAAGTCAAAACCTTTACCGTATTGGTTAACTGCTGACTGAAGTTCTTGCAAAAGGTCAGCCGCAATCATGCGATATGCCTTACCGCCTGAAGTATCAAACTGGACAGGGATGACTTGGTTAATAACTTTAGGAAGTTGGTCTTGGATATCTTCACGAGTACGGCGAACCATGATGTCTGTAAGAGTCTTGTTTAACTGTTGTAAGTTTCTGTAACGGACAGGCTTGCCGTAACTATCCCGAACAATAAATGTGTTGTCAAAGATATCAAAGCGCCCAAGAGTGTTTGGGTTTACAAACTGCATAATAGAAAACAACTCTTCAGGACGATTTTCAATAGGTTGTCCTGTTAATGCAAAACGGTAATGACAAGTTTTACCAAGTCGTTTGAGTAACTTAGACCGTTTAGCACTAAATGATTTGATGATGGTGGCTTCGTCAATTACCATTGCATCAAAGGCTGCTTTTTTAAACAAAGGTTCATCATGGATAAGCATCTCAGGGTTAATGATGGTGTATTGAGCCGAGCGAGATAAACGCCAAAGGGCTTCACGTTCCTTAGGTGTTCCATCAATCACAACTGCACGAGATGTAGTGAACTTCTTAATTTCACGAAGCCATTGATACTTGAGCGAAGAGGGAACTACAACAATGACACGGTCAATGTCACCAACATCCAAGAGGTACTCAACAGCAGAAAGTGTTGTAGGTGTTTTACCAGCACCCATAACCATGGCAAGAAGAATTTGACCACGGTCAACCATCTTGTCTCGTGCTTCTTGTTGGAAAGGATAGAGAGTTCCTGTAAATGTCATTTGAACCACTTTGGAATAGCAGAGGCTGAGGAGATGGCTTCTACAATTTGCTCGTCAGCCATATCCCCAATATCTTTTGCGTCAGTACCATCATAGTTTAACCAGAGGACACCTTTGCGAAAGCGTGGCAAACTATCAAACAACTTTTTAGCAGCAAGAACACCTGCTTCATCATTATCCATGGCAACAATCAAGCGGTCAGCATACTGCTCTAGCAAGTTAATTTGCGCAACGCTAATAGCAGCCCCAAAACTAGCAAGACCCTGAACTTCAGAATGAATACTTGTAAGGCGCACAACATCTAAAGGTGACTCAAGCAAAATGGCAGTCCCACCTTTAAACCGCTCAATACCAAATAAAGTTTCAGACTTCTTAACACCAACAGGATAGTTGCGAACCCAACCACTCTTCTTAGACTGCCACCCAAGCAGTTCCCGTTCACGAGTAAACAATGGCAGAACCCAGCATTCATTCTTGGTATCCCAACGCACTGAATGCATTCTGCATGCATCTTCCGTAAGGTTCTTTTTCTGTAATGCCTCTTGAGGAATGTCAGCAAACTTAGAGTACTGAACAATGTCTGCTTCTTGCCGATGCACAACGGTTGGCATGGTAAGGCGCTCTAAACCCATGTTTGCAATTGCGGCGTAATAATCATAAGCAGGTTGGTCAGAACCTGTGAGGTCTTGAACAAGACCCATCAAAGAACCACGAGCACCGCAAGAAAAGCAAATCCATGCGCCTGTAGAAGCATTCATAGACCATGAAGGTGACCCATCTGCTTTACCAGTTCTTGCAATGTGTACAGGACAGCGTCCACCAATCTCACGTTCACCAACATTGGTAATTTCAATGCCGATGGATGTAAGAACAT